GCTAGCTTCAATCGCTTGGCTTAGGCGTGGATCTGTTATCAGGGTGAGCTTGATGCAATCTGGTAGGCTTGTCATGACTATCTCCTAAAAGTATTTGGCTCTGAAGCCGCAAGCGTTGCCCTTGTCCATCGCTCAATTTACTGTGTCCAGATCCCGAGCTTCAGCAATAAGACGTGATATTTCCGTTTGTGCTCGACGAACCAATCCACGATTAATCAGCTGTTCGATTTCCTGCTTCTTGGCCCCGATGGTTACTGTATTGTCTTTTGCTGTAATGGCTGTCTTCTTGCGTGTTGGCGGCTTGGTTTTGGCATGCTCGCAAGCCTCTGGAATGCCGTACCGATATTTGCCGCGGCTCCCCGTTTTGAGCAGCATTCCGATTTGTGCGAGGTATCTCAGACTTGAGTTAACTTCTCTGACGCTGAACCCCGTCCCTCTGCATATTTCTCCCATCGGTGAAGCGCCATGCTTTTCGATGTGGGAGATAACCATTCTAATTTTTGACATCACGCAGCTCCTGAGCTTCAGTTTCAAAGGCATCTGCTCGCCAAGAATCAACACGATCAACCATTCCATCATAATGCGTCTCACATGATGTGAATCCGTGATACGTGAGGCCGTCGCCGTATTCGAGATGCTGGTGACACATGCAACACTTGCTCATTACTGACCTCTGCGCGGTAGGTTTAGCTTTTTGCGAATATCTGCAATTTTCTGTAGCCCAGCTTCATTGCTGATCGGAATGTGTAGCTTTTCCAACTGAACAACCGGCTTTGGTATTTCTTCACCAGACTCAATGCGCCGCCCCATGATCACCAACTCTTCAGTGCAACTCTTGCGGAGTTCTGATTCAGACTGGTTCTTGCCGCGCATCTGCGAATATAACTTTGTCACCATCCAGTAAGTCGCGTTGCTAGGCCACGGATAGGACTCGGGCGACGAATACAATCCACGGTTAGCGCAGTACTCCATCACTAGGCCATACAGCTCCTCGCTACTTGGCAAGCCATTAGCTTTCAGAACACCTTGTTTGCACCATGCGATAAATTGACCGGGTGAAGGCCAGAACGGAGACTCACTGGATCTGGCGTGTTGCATCCCTGCCGATAGCTGCTCTCTGGTTCGGATTCCATTCTCAGCGAATGCAGCAATCCACTGTTTTTTTGCTGCGTTCTCGTCTTCAGGTCTACGCAGGTTGGTTTGGCTTGCTGCTGGGAACACCTGCTTTAGCTGGCGAAACAGAGCATCAACCAAGTTTTCAGCATCAGGATTAACTACCCCCTGCATTGCCTGTGTAGCTGGGTTGGACATTCTGGCCAGCGCCGAACCATCTCGGTTTGCGATAGCACTCATCAGTCGATGTGTCATATGAAATCCTCCCATGACTCTTTGCTGTTCCAGTGCGGTACCGGATCAGCGCTTGGTCGTTGGCTTCGGTTTGGTTTGCCCATCTGGGCTGATAGGGTTCCCCATTTTTTCCGCAGAGCTGCTGGGGATAGGATATTTGAGCACCAGAACGAATCTCGGTTTGCCCAGAGGAATAACTCACAGATCTCTTTGTGCGTTCGGTTGTCTTGCTGTCTCATCAGTCGAACTACGTTTGCCCAGTCCGCCCAGTTAGGCTCTTTGGCTGAGGCATCAACAACGCAGACCTTCTCGTAAATCCAGCGACTAGCCCTGTCGTCCTCCTGAGTCCCCCACTTGGCTCCAGTGGCTGAGTAAACAAACGCATCTGGATGAGCTGAGAGAAACTTTTCCAACGCGGCGTTTGAGGATTCGTGAGAATTCTCAGACGATAGTCTTTTAATATTATTGTTATTACCTTCTTGTTCATGATGTGCGGGTTTATGTGCGCCCTTATGTGCGGCATCACTGCCGGAAGCCGCGCCATTACTGGGTTTGTTATGTGCGGGGTAATGTGCGGCCTTATGTGCGGGTAAATTGTCTGTTTTTTCGGCATATTCAGCGTAATTTAAGATGGTTATCACCGTCCCTTTTCGCTTCTCTCCGTCCACAGAAATCATCCCTTCCTTGACGAAAAAGTTCAGCATCCTAACCACTGCATCACGACTGGTTGGCTTCCCATTTCTATCACAAAGGGAAAGCCCTAATTCAGCCGGTGTCACGACCAGTTGACCGACTTGAAGATCCCATAGGTTACCTTTGAAATTAACTGTACGGGGCTTTCGCTGAGCCCCTAATAACAGGTCTTCCCAGAGAGTGCGAAGGAATACATCCTTTGACCATGATGTCTTCTTAACGCTTCGGTACAACGGGACATAACCAAGCTTCTGGTTTTCCATCCGGTTGCTCCTGCGCTTACGTTCAGCATTAAAGTCAAAGAGCTCAGCTGTAGACATTGCCTCCCCCTTTGCTGTTTACACATTTAGAATGTGGTGCCATAATTACTCCTGTGAATTGATCCAGTACTAGAAAGTCATAGTGATCTGAGAGTCGTCAGCTGTTACCGCAGTTGGCGACTTTTTCTTTTGTGGCAATACCGATTCCACAGCCTGACGCGCTACCTCACGAATCAAACTGGTTTCCCATACCTTCTCTAGCAGTACGAACATCGTTGCCATGTCGCGGATATTGAGGCGGCTTACTTTCGATTCGTGCCACCCTGCTTGCTTTGCTAACTCTCGGTTAGTCTTCTGCATCATCCGGCAGCGGAGTTCTGTCTCCACTTCGTTGATGCGCTTGCTATAACTTGCATGTTCCATTGATTAAAATTTCCGTGTTGAATAAATAGTTACACCACCGGTTAGGTGGTTGGTGATATGACCCTTTTTCAGGGCTTGATGTTAAGGAGCGGTGTTGCTTAAATTTCTGCTTTTTTGGCTGTGCTTGGGAATGGGCGAATCTCTTCACCCTTAACGCTTCCATCTGGCTGCACTGTCACAAAAATATGACGACCAGCGCGAATGGCTTTACTAATTGCACATTGGATCACACCAAAGTCACTAGCGGCCTTTGCCTGTCCGTGAATTTTGGCGTAGTCAGCTAAAGTCATTTTGTTCATAGGCTCACTCCATTTTCTTTTCACACAAAGAATACTACAGGTATTCATGTAGCGCAATACTCCAGATATTTCGCATTAAATACTATCGCTATTACAATATGAGTATGGAAACTAAAAAGGTACTGACGACAGAACAGCTTGAAGACGCTAAGCGACTGAAAGCTTTGTATGAGTCAAAGAAAAAAACGTTAGGTGTGACTCAATACACCATCGCTGACGAACTCGGTATCTCTCAGGGCGCAGTTGGTCACTACCTAAACGGCAGAAATGCCCTTAATGCACCTATCGCGTCGGGATTTGCTAAAATCCTGCAAGTTCCCATTTCTGATTTCAGCCCTGCTATTGCTAGGGAGGTTGCCGAGTATGCGGCCTCTAACAGCGAGTCTGAATTAGCTGCTAATTCAGTGATGAAAGGTTATGAATACCCTCTATTCACCAGTGTTCAGGCGGGGTCATTCGGCGCAGTTGGTTCTTACACTGAGCAAGATGCTAAGGACTGGATTGGCACAACCAAAAAAGCTAGTGACATGGCTTTCTGGCTGGTTGTTGAGGGTCACTCAATGACAGCTCCAACTGGCAGTCGTCCTAGCTTTCCAGAGGGGATGCTAATTCTTGTGGATCCTGCTGAGGACGTTGCTTCTGGCGATTATTGTGTTGCTGGAATTGATAACGACACAGCAGTGACATTCAAGCGATTTGTCATTGAAGATGGTAAGCCTTGGCTTGAGCCACTCAACCCTAACCCGCGTTACCAGAGCTTAGAGTGCGGAATTAATTGCCGCATTATTGGGAAGGTGATCAAAGCCCAGTGGCCTGAGGATACGTTTTAGGGTGTGCTAGATAGTGCATCCTATTATCGAGATGATGGGCTACACTTACGCTATAAACATCACAGAATTAGAATAATTTTTACACTACACCTATAGCATTCGATTGTTATCTGTGTGTATATAGTAAGCACGTAGTACGAAGGGATCGCACTATATAGTACTGTTCTTCTTTGGCACAAAATGCTTACCCATAATATAAATGGGCCATTCCCATTGAAAAATTAGTTGATCGGTACTATATAAGGAGTATGATTTGTGACCCACGGTGTAACTAACCTTAATCAACGATTGCATGATCAAGCCGTAGATGAGTTCAATAGGCTTCATGGAACAATGATTGGTGAAATCAGCGCAATGCTGAAGACTGCAAAAGTAGCTCCACTCGTTGATTTAAGAAAAAATAATCCGACATTTACAAGTGTTGTTGAAGAATTACGATTTTATCGAAATGTGTGTGCGCAACTAGTCCCACACTTTTCAGTAGACAAAACTTCAGAGATCAAAATGATCGATGAATACCTTGAGTTGGCTGATGACTTGGCTCAAGCTATTGAAGCTGACAACCCAGAAGCCCTGTGTGCGGCAATAGCGGCGCTAGACGTGAAGCCTTATATATAATGAGGAAATCAAAATGACTAAAGACTTTGACTATGCAACCGTAAGCAAATTACTTGCTCAGTTGAATGGATGTGTAGAACGCGTACAGCATCTGCGCCGCGATTTCGAAGCAAGTATCAGTCATTCACGAAAGGCCGCATAAAACGCTATGCGCTCCAACCAACAAAACCCCGCCGCCGAGCGGGGTTTTTATTGCCTCACTCCTTCATCGCCTCCGCTGCCATTATGTACGTCGCCCTTCTCTTCTCGTCATACTCAATCTGTGCAAAAGATTCCAACATAGAAATGATGTACTCCTTCGTCACCTCTTGCTTGTACGACACCAGATTCAGAGTTGCCTTGCCCACCGCTTCGCATAGGTCGTTGTAGCCGATCGCGTTCTTTTCCATATGCCCTCCTGTTTTGCTCACTTTATCATCTAATTGCTAGTGGAATCCCCAAAAAAATAAAAATACATAAAAATCAATACTTAAGATATTTTTCACTCCAATTGAATACTTTAGGTATTTACACTGATAAATATCGCTAGTATTCTTAACTCCATCAACACGGCAGGACGCCACGAACTACAGGAAGTTGTTCTTTAACAGATAGCCCTGAAAAAGGGCAATTACACCAAAGCAGTAAGCTTCGGGGTGATGTGAATTGCAGGCCAACGAGCCAAGCCGAAGATTAGCGCCGGCCACAACACCGCCAAAGTTTATTGATAGGAGGTTGTATGGATTCTCAAGCTCGTCGTCGTGAACGCCGCAAGGCTAAACAGGAAGAATACAAACGTTCAAATCCACTGGTCGTTGGGATATGCGCTAAGCCTTCCAGTCGCCCTCTTCTCACGCTTAATCGAAAAGTTAACAGAGTAGAGAAAGCGCTGATCGCTCGTGATGAAGTGATATATGACAGCGCTGATAACCGTTGCCTGCCAGAGGTAGCAATATTCGCAGCAGGCCACCGTAAGAGTGAAAATATCACCGCGAGATAATGAGAGTGAAATGCAGAAAAATTGATTTGAATTATGTTAATTCGGTCCTTCTTTACCATCCTGATACAGGAGTTTTCATCTGGAAGCGCAGAGAAACTAAAATGTTTAGCAATCCAAACTATGCAAACCCTTGGAATGCTAGATTTGCTGGTAAAAAAGCAGGAAGTATTAAATCAACTGGCTATGTCTACATACGCTTAAATAATAAATTGTGGCTTGCTCATCGGCTGGCATGGGTCATCTATAACCAGATTGATATTGGAGAACAACTAGTTATAGATCACATAAACCATAACCCATCAGATAATAGGATTATAAATCTGAGAGTGGTTAGTCAATCAGAAAACATGAAAAACATGCCTTTACTAGCAATAAATAAAAGTGGATGCCATGGGGTTTACTACTGCAAGAACAAAGAAAAGTGGGCGGCACAAATGCTGATAGATGGAACCAATAGGCATCTAGGGTATTTCAGCGATATTAATGAAGCTATAGAAAAAAGGAAATCCACAGAAATAGCTAATGGATTTCATGCTAATCACGGAAAACAGTAAGCAGATAGCAATAAATCATACTGCTTTCTATAGGTAAGCGAGAACGTTACAGCGAGGTAGTTATCTACCCCGCAGATTCAATTAAGGAAGGGATTCCATAACGCGACTGAGTTCTCTCCCACCGAACTCTGCAAGCCAGCCACAGGAGGAACAATGGTAAGGCATGTCCCCGAAGTCACTCCCGACTTGTTTAAAACAGTTGGGACAATAAACCGCCCTCACATACCCACCAGAGGGTTCTTTTCGAAAGGCCGCAGTGCGGTGAAAGACAAACTCATCCTTTGCCCTGTTAGCCGCTACTTCCTTAGAAAGCTCTGCAATCTTTATATTTGCCTCGGCCAATTCTTTCTCGGTCGCAGCATGGGCTTTTTGAAGTACGTCCATTTGCTCGTAAATGAAAGCGAGACGCTCCCGAAGGACAGCGTTACTTTGCACAGCCGAAACGGAATCGATAGCGCTTTGAATCGACGTGATAACCAATCCAAAATCCATGAATAATTCATCCTAAAACGTTGGGGTGGATAAATTATATTCGAATTCCTTACGTTGGGGAACGAAGGAACCACTGCCGCCTGAGGTGGTTAAGACAGTACAGGCACTCATTATTGGCGCAGATAAACGGGCGCCAGTAGATTCACGGGAAGAGCATTCCCTTAATTTAGAGAGGTAGGTATGAGCGAGGAACGTGATGAACTGGTCAAGAAGTTAGCTGGCCAGTTCTTAGAAGATTTAATGGCTATTTCAGAGAACCAACAACGGTTTCAATCTCTTTTAGACTCTTATCGAAAGAGTCAACAACAGAAGCCGGAGCGCCTTTTACAGAGAGTTCATACCATTCGCGTAGAATTTCTCTTGTCTGCTGAGTGACCTCAGCAGGAAGGCATGAAAAAGTAGCGGTAAATGCATGCTTTAAAGCCGTATTGTTAGCTTCAAGCTCATCCACTCTTGCGCTTAATTCCTTTATTAGTAAATCGACTGTAACGGCTGACATCTTTTAATTCCTTTAATTGACTGTGGAATAACCAACGTATCAGTTTTCCTTGACTGTGGAAAGTTAGGAACCACCTCGCCTGATGTGGATAAAAGCAGGCAACAAACAATCACAGGTCGCTAAGGCGGTCTTTTTTATACCAAGAATGGAGATAGATATGAAAGGTGATAACGGGGGACCGGCATTTCCAGTTGCAGGAAGCGAACACAATTACCCGATTGAAGGCATGACAATGCGTGATTACTTCGCAGCTAAAGCGATGGCATCCATTGTGCGCAGATGGGACGGTCATTCATTTGGTGGTGGCCCAGAATCACCACAGTACAAAGAATTAGCAAGAGATGCCTATTTCATTGCCGACGCAATGCTAAAAGCCCGTGGCGAGTAATGCACATCGCAGGTATTCACTGAGTATCTGCTGTGAGCAATTCTCTGAGCGTCACCTGCCCGCTCAATACGATGATAGGCAGAGATATAACGGGGTGAGCTATGTAGCCTGTAACGCTGGCGAGCGAATACGTATCCACACGGAGTTTTGATTTTGCCCCTCTCGTTAGGGGCTTTTTTATGGCTGGAGGAAAGTATGTCATTAACAGAGTTAACTCTTAAGAAAGATGAAATTGAAAATGAAATCCGCGCAAAGCGGGAACAGCATGAAGTGGATATGAAACGCCTTGATGGTGAAAGACGAAGCATCTTGGAAAAGCTTAATTTTGTTAAATCAGGGCTCGACCCAGAGAAAATTAAACATGGATTATCAATCATCAATTTTGGTGATGTGAAGGGAATTAGAGAGCGAGCTGAATGTGTATCAGATGCTATTTCAGACTTAGCTGCAGGATGCCAAAAGCTAAAGCAGCAATATTTTGGCACCAAAGACTATGCGCACTGGCGCGATCAGCGAGAAAACCACTGGTATGGCTATGGCCCAAAACACGGCTCTATAGTTTTTGAAGTTGGGCTTACTCGAACTGCTTTAGAAAAATCCAACTCAGTCGGGCTAGACGAACACGACATTGAATCTGCGATTTATTGCCTGTTAAACATTGATGAGATTAACAAACAGAAATCTAACGCTAATGCCGCTTAAATGCGGCTTTTTTATACCCGCTTCATCGCAAAGCGTAGGCGTTTTGCAATGAAACCAACAAAGGAGATCGCCAGTGAGCGAGATTACAGATTTAGTCGTCATTGAGAAGACCAATGCTCTAGCGGTCTTCACCAACCAAGAGCAGCTAGACCCACTTATTGAGGCTATCGAGAAAGAGGCTCGCAGTCTGGTGCCGGACTTATCGACAAAGAAAGGCCGAGACGCTATCGCATCTATGGCGCATAAAGTTGCCCGCTCGAAGACCTACATCGATAACGCTGGTAAAGACCTCGTCGCCGAACTAAAGGCGCTGCCAAAGCAGATTGATGAAAGCCGCCGATTAGTGCGTGAGCGGCTGGATGCGCTTAAGGATGAGGTTCGTCGACCACTTACAGAGTGGGAAGCTGAGCAGGAGCGTATCAAGGCCGAGGAAGCCATGAACGCCATGCACGCTGAAGCGTTGGTAATGAATGAAAATATCGACCTGCAACGCGCTATTCAGTATGAGTCAGACCATGAAATGGCTTTACTCATGAACGAGAAGATTGATCGCGACCGCGAAGAGGCACGACAGAAAGCCGAGCAAGCAAAACGCGAGCATGAAGAACGCATT